GTTGTCGAGTCGTCCTGGCAACGGGGAGTCGCACCCGACCCCATCCTTACCGTCGACGACTGGGCCAACCGGCACCGGATGCTGTCGTCGGTCGCCTCTGCCGAGCCCGGACGCTGGTCGACCAGTCGCACGCCGTACCTGAAAGCGGTGATGGAGGCGCTATCGCCCACCGCTCGATTCGAGCGGGTGGTATTGATGGCCGGTGGGCAGGTCGGCAAGACCGAGTGCGGATTGAACTGGGTTGGCTATGTCATTCACCATGCCCCGGGGCCGATGCTGCTGGTGCAGCCGACCGTCGAGGGTGCTAAGCGGGTTTCCAAGCAGCGCGTTGATGCACTGATCGAGGCCAGTGACGAACTGGCCAGTCGCGTCAAAGATCCAAGGAGTCGGGATTCTGGCAATACGCAACTGATGAAGGAATTCCCCGGTGGTGTGCTGATCATGACTGGGGCCAATTCGGCAGTCGGCCTGCGTTCGATGCCGGTGCGCTACCTGTTTCTGGACGAAGTGGATGGCTACCCGGGGGACGCCGATGGCGAAGGCGATCCGGTGGCGCTCGCCGTGCAGCGCGCTGCGACCTTCAACAACCGCAAGGTCTATCTGTGCTCGACACCGACGATGAAGGGTTTCTCGCGCATCGAGGCGGCGTATCTGGAGTCCGACCAGCGCATCTTTGAAGTACCGTGCGACCACTGCCATCAGCACAGCCAGATCCAGTGGCGTGACATCAAATGGCCTGCCGGAGAAATGAGTCAGGCCGCTTGGCACTGCCCGCAGTGTGAGGGCGTCCACCCCGAGTACCGTAAGCCCGCACTATTGGCTGCGGGGCGCTGGCGGGCCACGGTGGACGGCGACGGCAAGACGGTGGGGTTTCATCTGTCAAGCCTGTACAGCCCGTGGCTGACCTGGGGCGAAATCGCGCAGGAGCACCACGCGGCCAAGAACGACCCGGTGCGATTGAAAGTGTGGGTCAACACCAAGCTCGCTGAAACGTGGGAAGACCGCGAGGGCGAAACACTGGATGCCGAAGGACTGATGGAGCGCCGGGAAGCCTACGGTCCGACCGTGCCAGCGGAAGTCGCGCTGCTGACCTGCGGCATCGACGTGCAAGACGACCGACTGGAACTCGAAGTGGTGGGCTGGGGCCGGGACGAGGAGTCTTGGTCAGTGGATTACAAGGTGCTGTGGGGCGATCCCTCCGCGCCGGACACCTGGACCCAACTCGATAATTACCTGTCCAGCCGCTTCGCGCACGAAACCCTGGCCGCTGGCCTAACCATTGAGGCGGCCTGTCTCGACACCGGAGGCCACCACACCCTGGCGGCCTACGCCTTCTGCAAGGGCCGCGAGCGCCGCCGCATCTGGGCGATCAAGGGCGCCAGTGGTGTCGGGGGTAAACGCCCGATCTGGCCCAAGCGCCCGAGCAAGGCCAACAAAGGCAAGGTCAATCTCTTTACCGTCGGTGTGGATGCGGCCAAGGAAGCCATTTACGCGCGTCTGAAGAAATCCGACGCTGGCCCCGGTGCGATGCATTTTCCGATGGACCGCGATGCGCAGTATTTCGAGCAACTGACCGCCGAGCGGATTCGCACGCGCTACGTGAAGGGTTTCCCGCAGCGTTACTGGTGGAAGACCGATGGTCGGCGCAATGAAGCGTTGGACTGCCGGGTGTACGCCTATGCCGCGCTGCACGGGCTCTTCTCGATGGGGATCAACCTCAACCAGCGGGTGCAGGCGCTGCCGCCGCTGCCCGCCACCAAGACGACTAGGACGTCCAGGGTGCCGGGCATCACCGCCCCCATGACGCCATCGCCGCGCCGGCGCAAACGGATGGCGATTTCCTCGAACTACGTGTAATCAGTCGCGCCGTCAGTCGTAGTGGTAACGGCAGGCAATGACGACCAAATCATCCTCGTCGACCCGGTAGACCAGACGGTTGACATCATCAATGCGGCGCGACCAAAAGCCCGAGAGGTTTTCTTTCAAGAGCTCGGGCTTGCCGATGCCGTCGAACGGTTCGCGCAAGCATTCCTTGATCAGGTTGTTGATGCGTTTGAGCGTTTTACGGTCTTGACCTTGCCAGTACTGGTAGTCCTCCCAAGCCGCCAGGGTCCAGGTGATCCGACTAGGCATCCAGCAACGCCTGCGGGGTCAGCTTGCCTTGGCGGTACTGCTCGATGGAGCGCGCCAGATGCGCCGCATTGGCCGGTGACTTCAGCAGGTGGACGGTTTCCATCAGGCTGTTGAAGGTGTCGAGTGACATCACGACCGCATCCGGTGCATCGCGCCGGGCGATCACTGTGTAGTCGGCATCGTCGATGACCTGATCGATGACCATTTTGAGGCTGTTGCGAGCCTCGGAGAAATTTACGACGCGCATGATATTTGACCTGTGCAATTTATAGGACAAGTCTAAACCATGGCGTTTACTTTTGCAAGATGAGTTTATGACCCTCGATCAACTCAAAGCCCAGCGCGAAACCCTGCTGGCAGCCCGTTTCAACGGTGTGCTGACCATCAAGGCCGGCGACAAGTGGGTGACCTATCGCTCGGACAAGGAGCTGGCCGATGCGCTGGCGGCCCTCCACCGCGAGATTGCCAGCGCGCTCGGCAAGCCGCGCGCCCGGCGCATCCGTACTGTGTGCGGGAAGGGATTGTGATGACCTGGTTCAAAGAGACGCGCAAACGGGTAGGAATGAGGGTCGGCGCCATGATTGGCGGCTTTGAGGGTGGGCTGTCGGCCCGGCGCCTCAAAACCTTTCACGCCAGTCGCGCCCACGTCAACACCCTGATTCAGGCATCTGGTGCTGACATGACGGCCCGCGCCCGCTATCTGATCCGCAACAATGGCTACGCCGTCAATGCAGTGGAGTCCTGGGCTGGCAATGCGGTCGGCACCGGTATCAAACCGTCCTCGGGTATTGCTGATGCTGTTTTGAAGGACCAGGTGCAACGGCTGTGGCTGCGCTGGACCGATGAATCGGATGCCGAAGGGTTGACCGACTTCTACGGCCAGCAACGCCGGGCCGCCCGGGAGCTCTTTATTACCGGCGAAGTGTTCTTCCGTAACCTTGCGATCGTGCAGGAGGACGCCGTCATCGCCAAGGCCAAGAAGCACACGGACAAGCTCAACGCCTAGGCGAGGACGCGAGGAAACTATTGAACGCAACTCTCCCAGATGACACTTGGGAGAGAGATTCCTGCCCAATCGTATCACCCGTGCGCACGGTGGTTCCCCATTGGCTCGTCGCCGGATCGATACCTTTGTCGTAGGCGAGACCCCAAACGGTATTTGCCCAGGACTTGCCCTCAAAGAAGTAATACGTGTTCAGCGCAGCGACGTTGAGATTCTGAGACAAGGTCGGCGATATCACGCTGGCCGGACCCAGATCGAACACGAAGGAGTTGCCGGTGAAGGTGTCGATTGCGAAAAAGATCACGTCGCTCGGCGTCGTGGCGGTCGGTCCCATCGGATAGGCGTAAACCTGATCCGCGAAAGCAACCAGCGCGACCGCTGCCGCAAGTGCCTTGAGTCTGATCTTCATGTGCGTACTTTAGGCAGGTGAGGTGACAGTAGTGCGTCAGCGCGAGGTGGTAAATTTGGTCCGTTCGGACTACTGGCGGCCGTGGAGACTGCTTCCGTTCGTGGTGACGCCGGCCCGCGAAGCGGATTCCCCGGCGCGCAAAGCGTTGTCGAACCACGCCGGCCCGCGTCCGAGTGGATACCGTCCCTGCGGGACATAAAGCGGATTCCCCGGCGCGCAAAGCGTTGTCGAACCACGCATGGCCCTTCGTCCGTTCGACCGGCTCACGACTCAGGGCGAACGGGGAATCCGGCAGGCTCGGAAGATCCTCAAGGAAGGACGCTAGAATCCCCAGAAGAAAACCTCGCCGAACTCACCGCCCAGGCGACGCACTTCGACGACAAACAAAACCCATCCTCAACGCATTACAGATCGCATAAAGGAATCACCATGACCAACAACAAAACTCCTCCTACTCCAGAAGAGGTGAAAGCTGCGCTGGCGGAGATGTTGCGTAACGCCGCGAAGGCCCAACCCGCCCCACCTAACGCACCAAGACCCGCCGAGCCTCCTAAGCAAGGCAACTAATCCGGCTCGAGTGGCACCCTCACAGGCTTCTAACGTAGGTCAGCTGCCGTATCGCGTCCGTGGCGAAGCCTCTCATGAAGAAGCGACCCGTCACCATCCGGGGGTCGGGCGCGGAGGATCTTCCATTCGTCTCGTAGGGATCAGGGTCGAGAGATGACGACTGCGAGCGGGTTCGAGATTCAGGATCGTGAGAGATTAATAGCTCTGCTACGGAACTGAACATACTATTGCATTTGCGCAATATATTGCTAATATGCAATATATGAAAGCCACTCTGATCGCCCAGGCCAAGGAAGTCCGCGACGACGGTTCCATTGTCGAAATCGTGGTCTGGGAACTGGAGGTAAGCGATGAAAGCCATCATCGAAGTGAGTCGCAAGGGCTCTGTTTTCAACGCCGCGCGTGAGCAGATCGCGGGGGTGAAGCGAGGGCGTGCGCCGGACTACCACCTGCAGTTCGAGTCGGCACGCACCCTGTTCGCCGAACTGACGCCGGCGCGCCTCGACTTGCTCAATACATTGCGTGGCATGGGTCCAGTGAGTGTCTATGCCTTGGCGAAGTCGGCCGAGAGAAACTACTCGAACGTCCATACGGACATAGCCAGCCTCGTGGAGCTGGGACTGGTTGAGCGCACCGACGATACGGTGCTCGTCCCGTTCGACGCCGTCGAGATCCGCATGGCGTTGGCGCAGGCGGCGTGATCCATGTTGGAATCGATGTCGCTTTGATGCCTCTCGCATCATTCTTCGGGTAAAGTGCCGTTTTCAACAAGGGGGATCCCGCCATGAATAAATCCGAACTGATCGAAGCGCTGGCGACCAAGGTCGACATATCCAAGGCCGCTGCCGGCAACGCCATTGATGCCTTGGTGGAAATCATTACCACGGCCGTTGCCAAGGGTGACGACGTGGCCCTGGTGGGCTTTGGCACCTTCAAATCAGCGAAGCGTGCCGCACGTACCGGCAGGAATCCCGCGACCGGTGCAGCCCTGAAGATTGCCGCGACCACCTTGCCGAAATTCACGGCAGGCGCCACGTTCAAAGCCGTTGTGGCTGGCAAGAAGGCGGTTGCGAAAAAGCCGGCGGCCAAGAAGAAGTAGACAGTGGACCAGCGCAGCGTCAGCGATTACAGGTAAGCAGCACCATGCCGATTCAACCCGCCATTTTCGAGGACCACGAAATCCGCAGGGTGTACGACGAAGCCAGTGAAACCTGGTGGTTTTCAGTCGTCGACATTGTTCAGGTGCTGACGCAGCAGCCTGACTATCAGGCGGCGCGGAATTACTGGAAGGTGCTAAAGAACCGCCTGAAGAAGGAAGGAAGCCAGTCGGTTACGAACTGTAACCGACTGAAATTGCCCGCCGCTGACGGCAAGAATTACCTGACCGATGTCGCCACCGCGGAGACTTTGCTACGCCTGGTGCAGTCCGTCCCCAGCCCGAAGGCCGAGCCGATCAAGCTCTGG